GTAGAGGAAAAGGTAATATCCTTATGACTTCTTCGGATGTTGCTTCCGCATTGCAAATGGCTGGTGTACTTGATTACACACCTGCTCTTTCCGGTAACGATGCCTTGAATGTTGATGACACACAATCAACTTTTGCTGGTACTCTTAATGGTCGTTATAAAGTATATGTTGATCCATATGCAACAATCCAAGATACAAATTGGTTTGTACTAGGATATAAAGGTTCTAGCGCATATGATGCAGGACTTTTCTACTGCCCATACGTTCCACTACAAATGGTACGTGCGGTTGGTGAGAACAACTTCCAGCCTAAGATCGGATTCAAGACACGTTACGGAATGGTGTCTAATCCTTTCTCAACTGGAACTGCTGCTTCTAGTGATGGATCACTCACATATAACACAAACGTTTATTACAGACGATGTCTTGTTACAAACTTGATGTAATCTTGTATTAAATTAAGTGATATAAATAAGGGTAAGGGGTCTTAGATTTCCTTACCCTTTTTTTATGCTCACGAGGTATTAATGGCACAAGCATCCACCGGCGTACGCGGTACAGATAATATAAATTACCTTTCACCTACTGGCTTTAGATTTCTTTGCTCAGCGATGCCAGAAACCCAATTTTACTGTCAAACGGCTAATTTACCTGGCGTTTCAATATCAGAAATACCCATACCTACACCCCATAAACAACATTATGTTGCTGGTGATAATGTAACATTTGATGAATTTTCAATAACAATAATCGTTGATGAATATTTAAAAAATTGGGAAGAAATTCAAACATGGATAATTGGTTTAGGTAAACCTTTCGGTTTTGATGAATATGAAAAAAGAAAAGCAGCAGGAGTTGATACAACCGGGCAATTATTCATTCTCACTGGTTCAAAAAACCCTTCACTAAGATTTGATTTTTATAATCTATGGCCTAAATCTATCGGATCAGTTCAGTTTGATATAATGGCTGCCGATATAACATATTCTACAGCAGACGTAGTTTTCCAATATAATTATTATACAATGACAAGGATAAACGAACCTACATAAAATATTATGAAATTAAGTGACATTCAAACAATGTGGCAAAAAGATTGTCAGATTGACGATACCAAATTAGATATAGAATTATTAAAACTCCCCAATCTTCATAGTAAATACTTAGGGATTTATAACGATGAATCTCTCTCTCAAAAGAAGTTATTTTTTGAAAATAAGAAACTTCTAAAGTATAAAACTATTTGGTATGCTGGAAAAATGAGTGAAGAAGAATTAGAAGAGCTCGGCTGGGAACAATTCAAAATTAAATTAATCAAAGGATATGAACCTAAAATAGAAACATATCTTCAAGGTGATGATGATTTAATTGAAGCAAATCAAAAATTAGAATATCAAAAAATAAAAGTAGAGTTTTTAGAATCGATTATCAAATCCCTAAATACTAGAGGATATAATATTAAATCGGCTATTGACTTTTTACGATTTACAATGGGACAATGATATTAAAGAAAATTGATGATGTTCATTTATTAGTTGAATGTGATAGAGGTCAAGCAGCTGAATTAAATGATTATTTTACGTTTGAAGTTCCAAATGCTAGATTTACGTCGTCCTACAAAAATGGATTTTGGGACGGTAAAATTAGACTATTCGATATAAGAACAAGGAGATTATATTATGGGCTTGCTGAATATGTTAAAAAATTCTGTGAAACCGGAGACTATGAGTTACAAGTTGATAAAAGTTTTACGTTCGGTAATAATAATTTTACTGATACTGATTGCTCTCGGCTATATGGACACTACGCTTTAAATCTAGAACCTAGAGATTATCAATTAAAAGCTGTAACACATTGCATTCAAAAAGATAGGTGTTTACTCTTATCTCCAACAGCCTCTGGTAAATCTCTCATAATATATCTGCTTTTAAGATATTATAATACAAGGAGTCTTATAGTGGTACCAACTGTATCATTAACACAACAAATGTATACAGACTTTCAAGAATATAGTCATGACTGGGATGTGGAAAAAAATTGTCATATTATAAGTGCTGGTAAAGAAAAAGAAACTGATAAACCAGTAGTTATTACAACTTGGCAATCAATATATAATTTACCTAAAAATTATTTTGAAGGATTCGAGTTTATGGTGGGCGATGAAGCACATCTATTTAAAGCCAAATCTTTAACTTCCGTAATGAGTAAGTTAAAGAAATGCAGACGCAAATTTGGTACAACGGGTACATTGGATGATACTCAAACTCACAGGTTAATTCTTGAGGGATTATTCGGTCCAATTTTCAACGTAACACAAACAAAAGATTTAATTGATGCGGGTTATCTTTCCAAGTTTTCTATTAAAGCTCTTGTATTAACATACAGTGATGAAATAAAAGCTGCATGTAAGGGTTTTTCATATCAAGATGAAATGGATTATCTTGTTAGACATCCTAAAAGAAATAAATTTATTAGAAATTTAGCAATTGATCAAAAAGGAAACACTTTACTTTTATTTCAGTTTGTTGAAAAACATGGTGAAATATTATATAATATAATAAAAGAAAAAGCAGAAGATAATAGGAAAGTATTTTTTGTATATGGAGGAGTAGATGGTGCAGATAGAGAAGAAATCAGAAGAATTACAGAAAATGAAACCGATGCGATTATTGTCGCTTCGTTCGGAACTTTTTCTACTGGTATTAATATTAGGAATCTTCATAATATCATTTTTGCCAGTCCTTCTAAGTCTAAAATAAGAAATTTACAATCAATAGGAAGAGGTTTGAGAAAAGGTGATAATAAAACGGAAGCTGTATTATTTGATATAGCTGATGATTTATCTTATAAATCTTATACCAATTATACTCTCAAGCATTTTAAAGAAAGAATTTCTCAATATAATGAACAGCAATTTAAATATAGTATGTTTCACATTAGGATATAGTTATATATATTCTCCCGTGGCAACAACATATTTATTATAATATATTTTTTCAAAAAAGTCAACCGGCAAGTTAGCGGTTGATATTATTACAGAAATAGGGTATAATATAGGGTATAGTTATGGATAAGGAAACAGCAATAAAAGTTTTATTTGATGGACCAGGCAAGGCGTGGCATCCGGATAGGATTCTTTTACCTACTAATAGGTGGGCAAAATATCATCAATTAGAACACGAATTATATCACCATAATAATATAGATTCTGTATTTAAAAATCAACTTAATGTAGATCTATCTAAGATGGTTAGTATAATAACTGATTATGGTTATGGTGATATCGTCTGCAATATGAATTATTGGTTATGGTTAAATGAAATTAGACCTGTAAGATTGAAAATTTTATATGATGAAACTCATGAGACAAAAGAGTTCAATAATAAAGAATCTACTTTAGCCAAAATTGAATATATGGTTGAAGAATGGGGTTCAGATATTGAATATAAATTTACTAAAATAAGAAGGTCTTTTGGAAATATTTTAAGAACTTATAAAAGTGCTTTGAAAGGTAAAGAACTTTTTTCTCATATAACTAGAACTTCTAGAAATATGTGGTATAGGTATGTTCCAGTTAATATGGAACAATATGTGTTTTCACCGCTTTCAACACAAATGGAATGGTTTCCAACTAAAACACAATGGAATAGACCTAAAAAAGATTCTGTTTGTATATACAAATATTCACCACCGATTGGTTGGGACTTGATCTCACAAGGTTCTTTTGCAAATATCGGTGATAAAATGATATCACTAGATGAAAAAGTTGTTAATAAATATTGGAGTGATTTAGAAAAAGCGTTGAAAAAATCCAACCGCAATATAGAATATCTTGATTATACTATGTCCCCTAAACAGCTCTTTACCGCAATTTCAAATTGTTCTTATCTAATATCATCGCGTGGTGGTTTTTCTTATCTAGCACAGCTTATAGGGACTCCTACAGTAATTATATTCCCTCCAAGGGAGATGACACCGGAGAGAGATTATAATCCACAGAGTGTTCAGTTTCATCAAAAAACAATGAAGTTATTTGATCCAACAGAAATAGCAACTGTTGATGTTGACGAGTTGTCTGCCCAAAATACTATGCAAAAAACAATAGCTTATCATAAAAAGAAAGAATATCCAACTTTAGAATCAATGCAAAAGTTAGAAAAAGATACACAACATTTTCAGGATGAAATTGTTCATGTATTTAGAGAAGCACAAATGAAAGATGCTGATAAAGTAAAACCAGTTAAAGAATTACCTGATATTGATATTCTTCCAATGCCTCCGACTGAAAAAAAGCCGGAAAAGAAATCAGTTAAAAAGGCGGTAAAAAAAGTAGCAAAGAAACCGGTTAAAGCAGTAATTAGTAAGGCACTTAAAAAGAAAAAGAAAACTAAGTCATCGAAAAAATAGGTAAACCATGGCCAGAGCAAAGTCAATACATTATGTTGATAATAAAAAATTTCATGAAGAAATGGTTAGTTATAAAAATCATTGTGCTGAAGTAAAGAAAAAAGATCCAGAATCTTTAGTTCCAATTATCCCAGATTATATTGGAGGATGCTTTATGAAAATCGCGGAAAGATTAAGTTTGAGACCAAACTTTGTTAACTATACTTTTAGAGATGAAATGATATCGGATGGAATAGAAAATTGTGTACAGTCCGCACATAATTTTAATCCAGAAAGATCTTCTAATCCATTTTCATATTTTACCCAAATTATATATTTTGCATTTATCAGAAGAATTCAAAAAGAAAAAAAGCAACTCTATATAAAATATAAAACCATTCATAATAATAGTATGTTATCTGATAGTATTATATTATCAGAACATGATCAAGATGATCATCACTTTAATGTTGAAGTTTTATCAGAAGAACAAAAAGCAAATATGTATAAATTTGTAGGAGATTTTGAAGAAGCTAAAGCAAGAAAATCTAAAAAATCCGCGGCAAGCGGAGCTAATACATTAGTACCTTATATGGTAGAGGCTAAAACAACTTCATGAAAACAGCTATAATTACGGATACCCATTTCGGTGCTAGGAATGATAACATAGCTTTTTCTAGATTTTTTACCAAATTTTACGAAAATATATTCTTTCCTTATCTCAAAGAACATAATATAAAAAATCTCATACATATGGGGGACGTATTTGACAGACGAAAGTTTGTTAATTATAAATCTCTGTATGATGCTAAAGATATGTTTTTTGATCCCATGGCAAAAAATAATATAGAATGTCATATGTTAGCAGGGAATCATGATACATTCTATAAAACTACCAATGAAGTAAATTCTCCCGCGCTTTTATTAAAAGAATATTCTAATATTATAACTTATAGGGATCCATGTGAATTAACATATTGTGATTCTACATTTTTAATGATGCCATGGTTATGTAAGGAAAATTATGAAGGGGCCGTTAAATTAATTAATAATACTAAATGTGATTTAATGTTCGGACATCTTGAAGTAAATGGTTTTGAAATGATTAGAGGACAATTTTGCGCTGAAGGATTAGATCGAAAGTTATTTGATAAATTTGATATGGTTTTTAGTGGCCATTTTCATCATAAGTCAGATAACGGCACAATTTACTATCTTGGAAACCCCTATCAAACTAATTGGATGGATTATAAGGATCCACGAGGATTTCATATGTTTGATTTTGAAACTAGAGAATTAACATTTATTGAAAATCCCTATGAAATG